ATTGATGACACTGATGACTGGACCAAGTCTGTTCTCAATAGTGGAACATTAACCCTTCTTGCGGACCATGTTGGCGGTTGGGCAAAATCTACGGGCGATGGTTCAACTGATAACTCTGGCGGCGCGATCCAGGGTAATGAGATCTTCATGGCCGAAGCAAGCAAACTTATCTTTTTTGAGGCAAAGGTTGCTGTGGCGGATGCTGATGACATGGATATGTTTGTTGGCCTGGCTGAGAATGGAACTTTTGCCACTGGTGTCCCCTTCACGGCAAATAATCAAATTGGCTTCCTGTTGGTTGAAGGTGCCGCTGATATTTATGCTAATTGTGATAGTGGCGGAACGGAAACCAAGACGGACACGGGCATTGATTTTGCTGATGGGGCAGAATCTTCCTCTAACATCACCAACACCCGTCGCTTAGGCTTCATTATCAAGGGGACGGGACAGGTTGAGTTTTATGTCGATCGCGTCTTGAAAACCACCACAACGGGGAATATTCCAACGTCAGCTTTGACCCCCTGGTTCTGTGCCATGTCCGGTACGACTACGGCGGATGCTGCCTGGTGTGATTATATCTGGGTGGCCTCACAGAGAACAACGGATGGCATGATTCAGTTTAACGATCAGCCGTAATCTATTATCTTTGTTGGGTGGGGAAGCCCCCCACCCAACTGAATGGAGGATTCAATGGCTGATGCAGTAACAGCAACAACGGTAATAGATGGCGATAGAAACGCTGTTATTTACTGCACAAACACTAGCGATGGTAGTGATGATCTTGTCAGGAGAGATTAAGGAGTAGGTTATGGCCGATACTTTTACCGAGAAGATCATTGAGGATGGCCCTCGAAGGCTAGTCAAATCTTTTGCTTACACATATGTTGACACTGGTCAAAGTGCTGTTATGGCAGTGGATGTCTCTGGCCTATCAACTCTTCAAGATGGCACCGCTTGCAGCAATCTTCGTATTGACAAAATATGGTTCAGCACCATTGGCTTGTCCGTGAAGATCCTATGGGATGCTAGTACTGATACGTTAGCAGTCGAACTCCCCTCTGGTTACCAAGGAGATTTTGATTTCTCTTCTTTCGGGGGCCTTCTTAATACTGCTTCAAGCCCCACGGGAGATTTGAGATTCACTACAGTTGGACATGGGAGTGGTGATACATACGCGATAGTGTTGGATTGTATTAAAGTGTTCTAAGAGCGATGCCCGACATTGAACGTAGAAATGAGCTCGAGCTTGTTGAGATAAGGGGAGAATTACGATTATTGTCGGAGAAGATCGATGTGCTCAAGAATAATGATATTCATCATATCCAAAAATCGATAGACACTTTTAATAAAGTTCTATGGGCGGTTGGATTACTCATTATTGCTCAATTGGCCGTGGGAATTAGATTAGCTGTTTTTAGTTAAGGAGTAAGATATGGCTACTTCTGGATCGGTTGATTTCAATTTGGACATGGCCGAGATAACAGAGGAAGCTTTTGAAAGATGCGGCCTGGAGCTTCGTACTGGTTATGATTCAAAGACGGCGCGTCGTTCTTTAAGTTTGCTTTTCGCAGATTGGTCCAATAGGGGCCTTAATCTCTGGACTATTGAGCAGATCACTCAACCTCTTGCTCAATTATCAACTTCATCAGCCATTGACACCTATCCTATCGGTGCCATCACCATGACCGTAGGTGACTCTGGGTCGTTTTCCGTGGGCGAGACGATAACCGGAGGAACCAGTGGAGCTACGGCTGATATTATAACGAAGCCATCCTCAACCACTCTGACTTTAACTATCCCGAGCGGAACATTTTCTGCCTCAGAGACAATAACTGGATCTTCTAGTTCCGCCACAACAACCGTTTCGGCTGCTCTTAGCTTGTCCGATGTTCAGTCAACCGTCGATATTCTCGAAGTTGTTCTTCGCAGAAGCGACGAAGATGTTGGAATGACCAGGATCAGCCGGCAAGAGTATCTGAACATACCAACAAAGACTACCCAGGGCCGACCCACTCAATTTTATATAAATCGTCAAATCACCCCTACGTTGACGATCTGGCCTGTTCCTGAAAATTCAACAGACTCTTTAATTTATTACAGGGTCAAGCGTATTGAGGACGCCGATGCTGCTACCAATAATCCAGACATACCTTTTAGGTTTCTTCCATGTCTTGTCGCTGGTTTGGCGTATCATATCTCGCTTAAAAAATCTCCTCAGAGGACGCAAGTTTTAAAAGTTCTTTATGAAGAAGAGTTTGAGAGGGCTGCTTCCCAGGATATTGATCATGGTATCCCTCTTCGTCTAGTTCCAACCTATCAGTCGTTGAGAGTCTAAGATGCCCAGATATGCTGGAGGAAAATATGCTCTGGGGATATCCGACAGATCAGGACGTGCCTATCCTTTGACGAGCATGATCAAAGAATGGAATGGCTTGTTGGTCGGAAGAGATGAGTTTGAGGCAAAGCAGCCTCAGCTGGATCCTCGACATCACATTACCGATCCCCAAGCTTTACGAATAAGTAGACCCGATCGAACGGAGCCCGCCGTAACGGTCCTTCTTCCTTTTAATCCCTTTAAATCTGGAAGCAGTGGATCGGCGGTTATCACCGTTACCGAGCCCGGACATGGGAGAAGCACTGGAGATACAGTGCGCTTTAGAAAAGTAGAAGCTTTTGATGGGTTTACTGAAAGCGCTATAGAGGATTCCAGTGGATTTGCTATCACAAAGGTTGATTCCGATAGCTACACATTTACGTCTGGAAGTGGGACGGCCACTACAGGAAACATCAAGGGCGGCGGTGGCTTTGCCTCGGCTGGCCCAGTAACGGTGAGCGCATAATATGGCTTATACTTTTGCAACATTAAAGACCGCTATCCAGGAATACACACAGAATACGGAGACGACATTCACGAATCAGCTGTCTAGGTTTATTATAAATTCCGAAGAACGGATTTTAAAAGAATGTCAGCTTGATGTTTTCCGTAAAAACGTGTCCGGAAGCTTATCCAGTTCAAATAAGTTCTTGACAAAGCCAACTGATTTTCTCGCACCTTTCTCCTTGAGTGTAGTTGTGAGCTCAGAGAACAAATTTCTATTGTATAAACACGTAACGTTTTTACAGGACTATACGCCCAATCCCGCCACTACAGGAGAGCCCCTGTACTATGGTGATTGGAATGATGAGACTTTATTAATTGCTCCGACGCCGGATGCTAATTATACCGCCGAATTGCATTATTTCCACCGACCAACTTCAATCACAGCAACCAGCGATGGAACCAGTTGGCTTGGGACAAATGCCGAACTGGCTCTTCTGTATGGAGCCTTGGTGGAAGCTTATACCTTCATGAAGGGAGAGGCTGAACTGCTAGGGCTATATAACGCCAGATTCCAGGAGTCCATACAATGGCTGAAGAATCTCGGAGAAGCTAAACAAACCAGAGACCAGTATCGCTATGATCGTCTTCGGAGAGATGTTGCATGATTAATCTCAAGGGAGCATCGGTAGCTTTAGTCGGATTAGGGGATTCTCAAAGAGAATATACCTCTTCCGTGGCTAATGGAGCAGAATATGATGAGGTGTGGGCGATAAACTCTATGATGGCGCCTATTAAGCACGATCGAGTGTTTATGATGGATCCGCCGTCTAGGTTTTTTGATACTGATTTAGCCGGCAAGCAAACGTCCGCTCTCAGAAGGGAACTTCCCAGACATCCGGGACCCATATATACATGTGAGCTTGACAGTAGAGTTCCGGGAGCAGTTCTTTATCCCCTAGAGGAAATTATCGCTAAAACAGGTCTCTGCTACTTTAATAATACGGTTCCATACGTGATAGCTTTTGCCATATATTCGGAAATAGAAAAACTCTTCTTGTACGGCATAGATTATTCTTACAGAACTAGTTTACACATAGCGGAATCAGGACGTGCGTGTACAGAATTCTGGATTTCGGCTGCTGTTGCAAGAGGAATGAAGATAGATGTGGCTTTATCTTCGCCCCTTCTAGACACTGATGTTCCTATAGAGGAGAAGCTATACGGATATCATAGATTAGATGATCCATTAATTATGAATGTGAAGGACAATACCCTTGCTCTGATTCAAAAATCGGACACTTCCCCTCCAGAACCCCTGGATGTCCAGCCCGCTTTATACGAGCGAAACGATAAAGTTGTTTTGATGCAGAGGGAATTATAATGCTCGATATAAGTTCTTCTGTTTCAGTGGGAGATATAGATGTATTCACTACTGATAATAAAGGGCATTCCATAGAAGAAGTAGCTCAGATGGCTGCCAATAGAATTCTCTATATTTCCGAAGAAGCACCTTCTCCCATACGAGACCAGGCTCAGGCATTCAAAAATACGCTACAGCAAACACTAGTCTATTATATGAGGCAAGCGGTAGAGCAGGACAGAGCAACAATTTGCGCTAAATTAAGAAAAAACGGCCTTTCTGATTTAGCCAATAATCTAAGGAATTTGTAATATGGCTATATCACAAGCAATGTGTACTGCATTTAAGGGAGAGGTCTTAAAGGCTACACATAACTTCTCCGCTTCTGGAGGTAATAGCTTCAAACTAGCCCTATACGCGGAAGGCGGGGGCGGTAAAAGCAGCACTACAGCTACGCTAGGAGCAGCCACCACAACGTTCACCACTACTGGTGAAGTGGCTTCTAGCGGAACATATGTGACTGGAGGATTGGCATTAACTAATGTTGATCCTACTACTGGTGGAACTACTGGATTCACTGATTTCGCTGATAAAAGTTTTACAACAGCGACTATTACAGCTATGGGAGCTATGATCTATAACGATACAAATGGTGATAAAGCTGTTTGTGTTTTAGATTTTGGCTCTAACAAAACTAGTACTGCCGGAACATTTACTATTACCTTTCCAGCCGCGGCTGCATCGACGGCCATAATCCGCATAGCCTAAGTTATGGCTGTCGGTTGGGGACGAAATACATGGGGATCGGGCGTATGGGGGGAACCGCCTGATGTTTCGGTTACTGTCACAGGTGTCGAGGGCACAGGCGCAGTTGGAACAGCGGTTGCATCTGGTAGCATATCAATCACTGTTACTGGCGCTTCGGCCACTGGTGCTGTTGGCACAGTTACGGTTACGGGTACAGGCGTCGTTACAGTTTCTAACGTCGCCGGCACGAGCGCAGTTGGTACGGTTACGGTTACGGCAGGAAGCGCCGTTACAGTTTCCGGTGTTGCTGGAACAGGTGCGATTGGAACGGCCGTCGCATCTGGTAATATTTCAATTACGGTTACAGGCGTATCGGCCACGGGCGCAGTATCAAGTGTTATCATTTGGGGTATAGTTGATGCATCGCAAACGCCAAGTTGGTCAACCGTTAGCGCATCACAGACACCGAGCTGGTCAACCGTTAGTGCATCGCAAACGCCAAGTTGGACGAAAATAGCGGCATAGGAATAGGATTATGGCTTCTTCATATTCAACAAGTCTCGGAATTGAGAAAATGGCGACCGGAGATCAGTCCGGGACTTGGGGTACAACGAGCAATCACAACTGGGACATCATCGATCGTATCTCTGCCTATACGGCGGTAGCACTATCTGATGCTTCTACGGCTACGTTAACTGTCAGGGAAGCCTCTCCTGAGTCAGGAACGGAAAATCTTCAAAATGGCATGTACCGTGTCATTAAATTTACGGGCTCGTTGAGCCAGGCTTGCACGATCACGATAGCGCCCAATACCACTAAAATGTTCTTCATAGTGGTTAATGCCACTACTGATGCCGGATCCAGCGGTCCATATTCCCTTGCTTTCACACAGGGCAGCGGAGCCAATGTCACGGTACAAAATGGCAATAATGCCGTCATATATTGCGATGGCGCGGGTGGTGGCGCAGTTGTAGCGGATGCGCTTAACGATCTGCAAATAGGTGATGATCTTAGCCTGGTATCAGATTCTTCCGTTATTAACATGGGGGCGAATAATGACATTACGATCACCCATGTTGCAGATGTAGGCTTGAAATTAAAACAAGCTGGTGCAACGGGTGATGGCAGCCCCTTTGTTCTAACCCTACAGACAGGCGAGCTCGATATTGCGGCGGATGATGTTCTGGGCCAGATAGATTTCCAGGCTCCGGATGAGTCTACGGGTACTGATGCTATCCTTGTCGCCGCTGGTGTATCGGCTATTTCGGAAGGAGATTTCAGTTCTTCGAGCAACGCAACCAAGCTGAGTTTTAAGACAGGAGCTTCGGAAGCCGCCACGGAAAAAATGTACATTACCAGCACAGGTAATGTGAATATGAAAAACACGGCCACGGGCGACGACACGCCCCTTACTCTTACCCTTCAAACCGGCGAAACAGACATTGCAGCAGCAGATAAGCTGGGCGTTATTAATTTCCAAGCGCCTGACGAGGGAACCGGCACAGACGCTATTCTCGTAGCTGCGGGTATTGAGGCTATATCAGAGGGTGATTTTAGCTCCAGCAACAACGCTACCAAACTCAGTTTTAAGACGGCCGCAAGTGAGGCGGCTACCGAAAAGATGCACATCACCAGTGCAGGCAATGTGAACATGAAGAATACAGCTACGGGCGATGACACGCCGGTAGTGCTAACTCTTCAGACCGGTGAAACGGACATTGCGGCATCCGATAAACTTGGTGTGATCAATTTCCAAGCTCCCGATGAGGGCACAGGAACAGATGCTATTCTTGTGGCTGCCGGCATTGAAGCTGTGTCGGAGGGTGATTTCAGTTCTTCCAGTAATGCTACGAAACTCAGTTTTAAGACGGCTTCGAGTGCCGCTGCTGCTGAAACCGCGTCATTAAGTTCCGCCGGCTTGTTTAACGCGACCGGATTGGGAATTGAC